GTTCATGGTGGGACGCTAAGGTCTACCAGCCTGACGGCATTATCAGCGGCAGCGACACATGGGAAGCCCTCACCAGCAAGATCAAGGTGCAGAGTATAGCATACCCGTGGCAGGGACTCAACAGCCACACCAAAGGATTCAGACCCTACGAGCTAGTGACGATCACGTCAGGCTCAGGTATGGGCAAGAGTCAGATGGTGCGAGAGCTAGAGTATTACCTACTGAATGCTACTGAGGACAACATAGGCATCCTAGCGTTGGAGGAGGACGTAGCACGTACTGCCCTTGGCATCATGTCGATAGCGGCAGACTGTCCCCTGCATCTAGAGGAGGATCTAGACCCTGACGCTGCATTCCCATTCTGGGAGCAGACTATGGGCACTGGGCGGTACTACCTGTTTGACCATTGGGGCAGCACAAGCGAAGACAATCTGTTGGCTCGCGTTCGCTACATGGCAAAAGCGTTAGATTGCAAGTGGATCATTTTAGACCACCTATCCATTGTTGTATCAGCGCAGGAGAATGGTGACGAGCGCAAAGCCATCGACGCTATTATGACC